GAAAGATTACACAAGAAATCAAAAGATAAACAATGGAACATTATCTGTTCCCAAAATGACAACATGTCGCTTGAAAAAACAAAAAGTATTTAAAGATAAAATGGCTTGCATTTATGTTGGCGCTCAAAAGACATATGAGTTAGAGTTCACTGATATTCATGTAGGATGCCCACGCAACTATCAATGTGTTTTTAATCCTAATGGTCAAGAGCCATCTATAGATAAAGTAATGGAAAGTCTTAGGAGTATAGCTAAATGACAGCCTTTTTACTTGCTTGCACATTAAATGGTATTGTTAATGGTGGTATATACTTCCAAGATGTTAATGTGTGTATACATTACAAGGATGTACTAGATAACCAAACATTTATGAAAGGCAATGAGCCACAAACATATGAGTGCATATGTAAACTCGTACCTTTTGTAGATACAGATAAAGTAAAGGTGTACTAATGGTTACAGTTGAACAGTTTCTTAAATGGAAAATATTACCAAGATGTATGATGCTTGCTAGTACAGTCATGTCATGGAGATGTGCTGAATGGTTTATGGATTTAGATGCACCAACAGCAGCACAATCAGCATTTGTATCTGTGGTCATGGGTGTAATGACAGGTGTCTTTGGTATATGGATGGGTCACGAACATAAGGGAGACAAGTAATGTTAACAGCGTTGATAGGGCCAGTAAGTAATTTGCTCGGTAAGTTCATAGAAGACAAAGACATGAAGAATAAGTTGGCACATGAGGTGGCAACTATGGCTGAGAACCATGCACAAGAACTAGCTAAAGGTCAGCTTGAAATCAACAAAGCAGAAGCACAACATAAATCAATTTTTGTTGCAGGTTGGCGACCATTTATAGGTTGGACTTGTGGTGTAGCATTGTGTTGGCATTTTGTATTAGCACCTATAACTATATTCTTATGTGCATATATTGGAGTTACTATACCAGAATTACCTACATTTGACATGGGGTCATTGATGACAGTTTTGATGGGTATGCTCGGTTTAGGTGGTTTGAGAACATATGAAAAACAAAAAGGTTTAACAAAATGATGTGGCATTGGCTAACTTTAGCAAAATGTTTTAGTAAAATTGGTAATTATTTTTATTATAAACATGTAAAATGTTTAAAGTCATCACAAGGTAGAGGAAAATAAGTGTGGACGGAATTAAATTAGCAGAGTATTTATATAAGAACATACGTCAAAGAAAAGGGGAATTATCTCAATCTTTGGCTGATGGTTCGATAGACTCAATGGAAGACTATCGGTTCATAACAGGTCAAATACGAGGAATGACTTGGGTTGAAGAAGAATTAAAATCCTCGATGAAAGGTACAGACTTAGATGACTAAGAAACTGATCGTGCCAGAACGGTTTGTGGCACAAAAAAAAATCAATCCGACTCCTCCTTCTATAAGTAAAGCATTTGATAATAATGAAAATGCTAATCCAAACTCAAAAGATCCATCTAAATTAGGTAAATCAGCGTTAGATAGATTACCACAGCCTACTGGATATAGAATGCTTGTTATTCCATATTATGTTCCAGAAAAGGTTAATGGCATTATAATACCTGATAAAACTAGAGATCGTGAGAGCTTTGCAAGTGTTGTAGCATACGTTGTAAAAGTAGGACCTGACGCTTACAAAGATAAAGATAAATTCCCAAGTGGAGCGTGGTGTTCTGAGAAAGATTGGGTACTTATGGGTAGATATGCTGGAAATAAGTTTAAAGTAGACGGTTTAGAGCTAAGAATCATAAATGACGATAATATTATAGCATCTATACTTGACCCTAAAGACATTTCTTATATATAATGGAGAGCATAATGAATAACGAAACAGAAAAACAAGAAGAACAGGAAGAAAAGTTTGTCTATGAAATAGAAGACGAAACACCTGTTGTTGAAGAAAAAAATAAAATTTCAACAGAAAACAAATTTGAAGAAGATCGAACAATTGTTCGTGAAAAATCTGAAGATTCTGAAGAAATAGAAGCATATAGTGACAATGTTCAAAAAAGAATTAATCAATTAACAGCAAAACGTAAGCAAGCATTAGAGGAAGCAGAAGCAGCTTTTAATTTTGCTCAACAACAAAAAAATGAAAATGAAAAGTTAAAACAACAGCTTAATCAGTTAAATCAAGGTTATACTTCAGAATTTGGTAATAGAATTGAGTCACAAACTGCTCAAGCTAAAAAACTTTACAAGGAGGCTTTTGATGCTGGAGATGCTGAAAAAATGTCTGAAGCGAGTGACCTCATGGCTAAACTCGCTATTGAAAACGAAAGACTTAGAATCCAAAAAGCTCGTTCTGAGCAAGCGGGAGCAATTGGAAATAATGCGCAAAAGAGCGATGTTGAACAGAACAGCTCGCAAGTCAGGCAGACCCCTCAAAAACAAGAATTAGATCCTAAATTACAAAAATGGTTAGATAACAATTCTTGGTTTGGAACTGATATGGTTATGACAAGTGGAGCAAGGGCTATACACGAACAATTAGTTGGTCAAGAAGGATTTGATCCATCAACTGATGATTATTATTCAGAAGTTAGTAGACGTATGGCTATTGAATTTCCACACAAGTTTAAGGGAGGACAGAAAAACACCCAATCTGTAGCTCCTGCGTCCAGTGGACGGTCTCTAAAAAAGGGTGGTAAAAAAACTATTGAGCTAACACCTGGTCAGGTAGCCTTTGCTAAAAAAATGAGGATACCATTAGAAAAGTATGCACAGGAAGTAGCAAAGATAGAAAAAAATAAGGGAGCAGCGTAATGGCAGACCGTACTAATCGAGAGTCGCAAACTCGTGAAAAAACTGCGAGAGTACAACAATGGAAGCCACCATCAACGCTTGATGCTCCAGAAGCTCCTGTGGGCTATAAACACAGATGGATAAGAGAACGAGTTATGGAATATGATGACAGATCAAATATTCATAAACGGCTTAGAGAAGGATATGAATTAGTTCGTGCTGAAGAATATCCCGACTTTGATGCACCTGTAATTGATGAAGGCAAAAATGCTGGAGTAATCGGTCAGGGTGGTCTTTTGTTAGCACGGATACCTGATGAACTTGTTGAGCAAAGAAATCAATATTTTCAAAGCAAAACAAATAATCAAATGGAGGCTATTGACAGAGATATGATGAAAGATTCAAATGCTGCAATGCCTATACTTAAACCTGAGAGACGTTCTCAAGTCGCCTTTGGTGGCAAAAAGTCCGTTGACTCATAATTTTAATTTTTAGGAGATAGAAATGGCAAATCAAGATGCTGCTTTCGGAATGCGTCCTGTTAAAAGAATAGGTGGAACACCCTATACTGGAGGACAAAGCCGATATAGAATCGCTGCCAATTATGGAACTTCTATATTCCAGGGTGACATGGTTATGCAAGTCACTGGTGGTGGTGTAGAAGTACATGCTGATGGCGGTACTGTTCCAATAGTTGGAGTGTTTAATGGTTGTAGATATACAGATCCTACAACTGGAAAAGAAACTTTTTCCAACTACTACCCTGCAAGTACAAATGCTGCGGACATTGAGGCTTTTATTATAGATGACCCAAGTGTTATCTTTGAAATTCAAGCTAATGCTGCATTTCCAGTTGCAGATTTATTAGGTAACTTTGACATTGTTTATACCACAGCAGGTTCAACTGTAACTGGTATTTCTGGTGCAGAGTTAGATGTAGCAACAGGTGCAACTACTGCTGGTTTACCTCTGAAAGCGATTGATATTTCGCAAGACCCAGAGAATAGCGATGTTTCATCAGATGCAACTAATGTCTATGTTGTGATTCAAAATCACATATTTGGGCAGAAGTCTGCTGGATTAGCGTAAGGGAGATTAGATTATGGCTATATCAAGAGCGCAACTAGTTAAAGAACTAGAACCTGGTCTAAATGCCCTTTTTGGCATGGAATATGACCGTTACGACAACGAGCATGCAGAAATCTATGACACAGAATCTTCAGACAGAGCATTTGAAGAAGAAGTGATGATCAGTGGTTTCGGCAATGCTGCAACTAAATCAGAGGGTGCTGGTGTATCTTTTGATAGTGCAAACGAAGTATATACATCAAGATATACAATGGAGACAGTTGCATTAGCTTTCGCATTAACTGAGGAAGCAATGGAAGACAATCTCTATGATCGTCTTGGTGCTAGATACACAAAGGCACTAGCAAGATCAATGGCACACACTAAGCAAGTAAAAGCTGCTTCAGTTTTAAACAATGCGTTTAACTCTAGCTTTACTGGCGGTGATGGAAAAGAGCTTTGTGCTACAGACCATCCTCTAGGTGGTGGTGGAACATTTTCAAATGAGCCATCAAGTGCCGCTGACTTAAATGAAACATCATTAGAAAGTGCATTAATTGACATTTCTAATTTTGTTGACGAGAGAAACATGATTGTAGCTCTTCGTGGTATGAAATTAATCATTCCACCAGCACTACAGTTTGTTGCTGATCGTTTATTAGAGTCAACTCTAAGATCTGGAACTGCTGACAACGATGTAAATGCAGTTAAGAATATGGGAATGTTACCAGAAGGTTACGTTATCAATCATTTCTTAACAGATACAGATGCGTTTTTCATCAAAACAGATGCTCCAAATGGTTTCAAATATTTTGAAAGAACACCATTAACCACAAGCATGGAAGCAGACTTCGACACAGGAAATATGAGATATAAAGCAAGAGAAAGATATGCTTTTGGATTCTCTGATCCTCGTTGTGTGTTTGGATCACCAGGCGCAGCTTAACGAACAATTGTTCGATTATTAAAAGGGTGGCTTGCGAGTCACCCTTTTTTTATGTATAATAAAATCACCTTGACGAACAATTAAGTTCGACAGAGCCAAGACAAGGAGATTAACATGGCTAACACAACATTTTCAGGTCCTATTAGATCTGAAAGCACAATCAAGACTATTAGTAAAAATGCGACTACTGGAACAATCACAGAAGTTATGACTATGGGTGATGCACCAGTTGCTTTAGGTGATGAAGATAAAACACTTGATAATGCCACACATAGTGGAAGAGTTTTAGTGGTTCCAGCAATAACAGCTAACCGTACAATTACACTTCCAAGTCCAGTTGCTGGAGCTAACTTTAAATTAATTTATGGTGGTGCAGCGACAGAGACAGAGAACTTAATTATTGATTCTGGATCAGACACTAACTTTTTCATTGGTGGTATACAGCACTTAGACACTAACGCTGATAACGTAGCTGTTTATTCAGATGGAAACTCAAACTCAAAAATAACATTAGTAGATTTTGGTGCAATGGAAATAAACATTACAGCCAAAGATTCAACTAACTGGTATGTTTGGGGTAATGTACTTTCTGCTACTGTACCAACATTTGGTGATCAATAATAGGAGGTTAATATGGCAGGGTCAGTTTCTGACGTAAAAGCCTTTAACCACAACCAAGGTGATGCTGCTGCGGTTGTAGGTCCAACAAGGTCAAGAATAAGACAGCTTGTAATTTTTGGAAATGCTGCTGGAGCATTAACAATTACCGATGGAAACGGAGGGTCTACTCTATTAACTCAAAGCTTTCCTACGGGGTTACACACATTAAATATTCCTAGTAATGGAATATTAGCAGAAAACGGAGCATATATATCCGCTTTTACTGGCACTGGTAATAAAATAACTTTATTTTTATCATGACACGAAAAGCAGATAAACAACCTCCAAAAACTAAAAAGTATTTCCGCTCCACTAAGTCTGGAGCGGGAATGACTAAAGCAGGTGTTGCTCGATATAGAAGAGAGAACCCTGGGAGTAAGTTAAAAACAGCTGTTACTGGCAAAGTTAAAGCAGGTAGTAAGGCTGCAAACAGACGCAAATCATTTTGTGCAAGATCAGCTGGACAAATGAAAAAGTTTCCTAAAGCTGCAAAGAATCCTAATAGTCGTTTGAGACAAGCTAGAAGAAGGTGGAAGTGCTAATGAATATGAAGGAAATAGCAACAGGTGTATCTATCGTTTTGTTTGCAGGTGCTATTGGATGGACTGTGCAAACTCTCATTGAGGTAGATAAAAGAACAGCTATAATGGCAGAGAAGGTTTCTGAAAATCATAAGATGATTAAACCTTTGTGGGAAGATTTTATAAGAAGGAGCAAACCGAATGGCAATCTTGCGAAGCTCGATGACGAAACAGATAACAAAGCCTGGTTCAAGTGGAAATAAAAAAAAGAAAAGAAAGAGAAATAATAAAAGGAAGTCCTGTTAAATATTGTTTGGATTGTGGGCACAGAAAATGGTCTTGTAAGTGCTACAGAGTAACGGGATTCGAGGAGTTAAGAAATGCCAAAAGACGCATGTTATCACAAAGTAAAAGCAAGATATAAAGTTTTTCCATCCGCCTATGCATCGGGTGCTATTGCAAAATGTAGAAAAGTAGGTGCAGCAAATTACGGAAACAAATCAAAGAAAGCAGATGGCGGTATCATGGATAAACAAGCCGTTATCAAAGCATCAAATGGTAAAGTATATAGAAAAAGAAAAGCAAAAGACCCACGGATCGCAAGAGGTTGTGGTAGTGTTTTAAATGAAAGACGAAAGAAAACGAAGTATTCATAATGGCAGTAAGAAAGACAAAATCAGGACTAGCATTGAAACGATGGTTCAAGGAGGGTTGGAAAGATGTTAAAACGGGTAAGCCATGTGGTAGGCAAAAGGGCGAGAAAAGGGGTACGCCTTATTGTCGCCCAAGCAAAAGGGTGTCTTCAAAGACTCCGAAAACTGCTTCGGAGATGACTTCTGCTGAAAAACGTAGTAGAATAAGACAAAAGAATAAGTTAGGTCAACCAGCTGGTGCACCTAGAAGAGTTAAGTCTCTTAGGAGAAAGAAATAAATGGCAACATCAAATTCAAGAGATTTCGACTTAGATGTCGGTGAGATAATAGAAGAGGCGTATGAGCGTTGTGGCTTAGAAATGAGAACTGGCTACGATGCCAAGACTGCTAGACGTTCATTAAATCTTATGTTTGCTGATTGGGCAAACAGAGGATTGAATATGTGGACAGTTACACAAGGTACCAAAACTATTACTTCTGGTACAGCAACTTATTCTTTTGATGCTACTTATGTTGATCTCTTGGAAGTTGTTTTAAGAAATAGCAGTGGCACAGATTTTACTTTAACTCAAATGAGCAGAAGTGAGTATTTAACTATTCCTAATAAGGCAAACACTGGTCAACCGAGCCAGTATTTCTTTGACAGACAAGTTACTCCAACCATAACTTTGTGGTCAACACCTGATGCTACATATACATTAGTTTATTATTATGTAAGTCGTATTCAAGATGCAGATGCATTAGTTAACAATGCAGACGCTCCATTTAGATTTCTTCCTTGTATGGTAGCAGGTCTTGCTTATTACTTAGCTATGAAGAAAGCACCAGAGAGAGTACAATTATTAAAAGCCGTATATGAAGAAGAATTTCAAAGAGCAGCAGCCGAGGATGCTAATAGCACTCCTTTAAAATTAACCCCTAGCATGACATACTATAGTTACTGATATGACAAATATAATAGAAACAAAATTTGGAACCTTAGTTAATACTAGTAAGATAGCTTCTGGTAGTGCTTCAACAATAAAAAAGTCTGGAGCTTTTTATAACTTTTCTATCAAGCTAAGTAATGATGATATTCGTGAATATTCTTTTACAGACAGACAAAGAGCAGAGAATATGAGAAAGATTCTAATTAGCCATTTAGAAGAAAAAATCAAGATGGATTATAAGAAGCATGGCTAGATTTGCAATAGGTAGAAAAGCATGGGGATATTCAGATCGATCTGGATTTCGTTATCGCTTAAAAGAAATGAAGACAGAATGGAATGGTCTAAAGGTTGGTCCCGATGAGTATGAGGCTAAACACCCACAATTAGAGCCTAACCACCCTGGTCCAGATCCAACAGCCTTGTACCAACCACGAGTGGATGGAAGGTCAGAAGTGACCGTAGAGAACCTTCTCGGATTAAATCCATTCACGAGTACAGCTAGTAGTGCAGTGATTACAGTGTTTGAACCATCTCATGGCAGAGACACAAGTGACACAGTTAGATTTAGAAATGCATCGAGCTTTGATGGATTTACAAAAGCAGTTTTGGAAAATGCTAGTGGTTATAGTATAACTAAAATTGATGATAACAGATATAGCTTTACGGCTAGTAGTGGTACGGCAACAAGTGGCACAAAAGGTGGTGGCGGTAGAGTTACTGCTGGCCCAGTTACATTGGGGACATAAATGAGTTTTACATTAGCAACATTAAAGACAGCCATACAAGATTATACAGACAATGATGAAACTGTTTTTGTCTCACAACTTAATAATTTTATTAAAGCTGCCGAAGAAAAAATATTCAAAAGT